AACCCAATCCTAACTTCTTGCTAAAGAAGCATTTATTAAGCGACCATTCTGGGCGCACGGGCATATATCTGGGTGGTCTTTATGTTGGAGTGTCCCAGCATTTTGCTGATGGTCTCGATCGGCACTCCCTCCTCGAGCGTGACCAATGAGGCGAAAGAATGCCTTCCCATGTGGTAGACAAGGTCCTGGCTCAGCCCCGCCATCAGGCGCAGGGATTTCATGTTGGCCCTGAGCGTATGGTAGTCCTGCGGCGGGAAGAGGGTGATGCGGGTATCGTCACGATACTTCCCGATCAACGCGAGTGCTTCCGGCAGCAACTTGACGCGTCCGAGGTAGTCGGTCTTCTTCCGCCGGTATTTCAGCCAGAGGCTGCCCTCGTCATCCTGGAAGAGGTTCTCCCGGGTGATGCTTACCGCATCGGCATAGGCGGTGCCGGTGTAACAGGCGAAGAGGAAGAGGTCCCGGGTGATGACATGTGACCTGCGTTTTTCCGGTATCTCCAGATCGCGTAGCTTCTCGAAATTCTCCCGGCTGAGTGCTTTCGGTGTTGTCTCCTTCTGCTTGGGCAGCTTGAAGTGGCAGAAATGGTATTTCTCCGAGTGCCCCTCCTTGTAGGCGATGCGGCAGATCTTTTTCAGGATGGACAGGTAATGGCGCACCGTCTCCATTGCCAGTTTCTTCTTTTCCAGGCAGAAATCCTGATAGTCACGGATGAACTGCTCGTTGAGCTGTCCGAAGGCGAGGTCCGAGACCTTGAATTCCGTTTTGATGAATTCGGCAAGGGTGCGCCGGGTGTACACGTAGGTCGACATTGTCGTCGGTGCACGGTCCACGCCGACACGGGCCTTCATCTCCTCATTGTGCCGGTCGAGAAGTTTGAGCAGGGTCATCTGCATGCCCGCGTTACCCTGGAACATGTCCCTGACCGCGGCGGCATCGAAATCCTTTTTCCTTTCCATGAGGGAATTGAAGGCCGAGTGTACGGCAAGCAGCAGCCTCTCTATTTTTTCATTGGTCTCCACCGCTTCCCGGCTCTTGCCATTCAATCGGCTCTCACGCGCGTTCCATAGCCCGGGGGTACAGGAGAGCTTGCAGCTGAACTGCGCCATCGTGCGGTTGAGGGTGATCCGTCCCATGATCGGGGCCTTGCCGGTCTTGTCCGGCTCGCTCTTTTTCAGGTAGAGCAGCACCTTGAATTTTTCCACTTTCATAACGCTCTTTTTTAGGTTGTAAAAATACTCCTTTGAAAAGCGTCCTTTGGCATGCAAAACATTGATAAACAGTGAATACAAATCTGCTTTGTTCCTATCGGTAAAAATTCGGTTACCTGCCGTTGTTTTCGAAACAGGCGGCTAACAGTCTGGTAACTGAAACGTCGCAATATTTTGTTTTCTTTTGCAGGTCTGTCTGTTCTGCAAATCTTGCAAAATGCTTAATTATAAACGTTTTACGTTTAATTATCGTCATTCTGTTTTTTATTGCATTTCTAAATATTACTTATGCCGCCCGTCATACCTGTGCCACCCTGCTGATCCATCAGGGAGTTGCGATTACAACAGTCCAGAAGCTGCTCGGACATACTTCCGTAAAGACCACACAGATTTATTCAGAGATACTTTCCAGCACCATAGTACGTGACTTGAAAAACGCTCAAAGGAAAAGGAGAAAAGTAAAGATATTTCCCGATAAAAGTTTGAGAACATCTGATTTTATAGATAACCGGTAGATTTCATGAATCCTATTTGTTTTCTATTAACATTGTGATTCTTTAAGTTTTTCGGATGATCAGAATATTGCTCCTGATTATTTTTTTCAATATGGATTGAATATGGAATAGTTTTCACTATCTTTGCAGAGTAACCAGGAGCTTGATGGCAATAAATATTGTCATCAGGCTCTTTTTTTATTGTCATATCGTGGCAATGGATTTAAGTAATTCTGCAACAATGACGCAAGTAAATAGACATATCTTTGAAGTTGTATTATAATCAGATAAACAATAGACGAAATGGAATTAAACGACTGGTTGGCTATAATCGGAGGTTTCGGGGGATTGAAGGCTGTCCGCTGGGGTGTCACGTTCTGGGTGAACCACAAGACGAACGCACGGAAGGAGGATGCGTCCGCCGATTCGATGGAGGATGAGAACAAGCGTAAGCAGGTTGACTGGCTGGAAGAACGCATCGCCCAGCGTGACGCCAAGATTGATGCGTTATACGTTAAGCTTCGTAATGAACAGTCTGATAAGCTGGCATGGATTCATAAGTGCCACGAGCTGGAACTGCAATTGAAAGATGCCGAGCATAACCGTTGTGACAGGCCCGATAGCGAATGCGGTCGCCGTATTCCACCACGCAGGACTACATTAATTAAAGATAAGGAGGAAAAGAAAAATGGCTGATGTGAATAAACTTGCACCGTTTATCCTGAAGTGGGAAGGCGGTTTTGTAAATGACTCGGACGATTTAGGAGTGACTACCAATATGGGTGTGACCATTGGAACTTATGAAGCGTATTGCCGAAAGAAAGGCTATCCCAAGCCTACGGTTGAAAGATTGAAAAACATCACGAAAGAGGAATAAACGGAGATTTTGAAAACCATGTATTGGGACAGGTGGAAAGCTGACGAAATTAAATCCCAATCCATAGCTGATATCCTTGTCGATTGGATCTGGGCAAGCGAAATGCACGGTATCAAAATACCGCATGATTTGGTTGGCGTGATTCCTGATGGCATTGTCGGGCCTAAGACACTCGCTGCAGTAAATTCCCGTAATCCACGTGAACTGTTTGATCAGATCAAGATTGCAGGGTTTGATTTCATCGAGGATATATGCCGGGAACGCCCTGCAAATAACAAGTTCAAACGGGGCTGGATGAACCACCGTATAAATGATATCTCTTATGTTGGCTAAGGTTATGAACTGGGTAAGCCGGCACATATTACTGGCTCTCTTTATGTGCCTGTTTCTTCTGTTGTCATGCGGTAGCTCGCATAAGGCTATCAAATCCGACACAGAAGTAATCAGCAAGGATAGCGCCAGTGAAACTGTCAACATCGTACACGAATCAACCACCTCTTTGAGCGAACTCATTACCACTAATGGCAGCTACGTGATTAATTTCGGATTTATGATACAAGAAAGCCGCCCGACAGTCTTACCGGGAAACCTCCGTTACTGGCTGACGGTCATGTAGAAGGTAATTTCAACAAGAAGGAGGATAAACAGACGGTGGTAGCCGATACTACAAATGTCAAAGCTGATAAGGAAGCCACTTCCATCAAACATGAAAAAACTAAGACTGAAGAGGTAAAGAAGAAAAAAGAATCCACATTACTTAAGCAAATAGGCTTTGCTTGTATTTGTGTAACTGTTTTGCTTGTTGTCATGTTGTTGCGCCAATATTTTTGGCGCAACAGACAATCTTCATCATAAGACTTTAAATTTATAAATTTGAATTTCCCCGGCTCGTGATGAATCGGGGCGTTTTATTAAGAAACTTGGTTGCATCTATTTTTTGCAAAATCACTTTTATTTTTGCCTGTAAACATACATTTATTCAAAATAAAATATTACACTTTGCAGTGTGCAACTGGAAAGATAATATTTCCATACATATCAATATTGTCTGAAACTTTTAAAAATAAATATTATCCCTATGAGGACGATTGCCTGTGAAGGTTATTGTCCTTTTTTATTATTGCATTTTCTTGTTTTTGTAGACAACAAAATGTATATTTGCCATACCCATTTGGATGGGATAATAAGTATTTTATTTTTAAAAAGTTTACAACATAAATTTATTGTTATTTAATTATCAATCTGATGAAGAAAATGCCTTTAATCAGATTAGAACCATCGAAGAAGATGGTAAATTGTGGTTTTGTGCCACTGATGTTGCAAGAGTATTAGGTTATGTAAATCCCAGAGATGCAATTATAAGATATTGTAAATCAATGGGAGTCGTGATTCGCGCCCCCTACAACTAGTGGCATTCAAAAAATGAAATACATCAATGAGGGTAATGTATATCGGCTTATATCCCGTTCTCAATTGCCAAATGCAGAAAAATTTGAGTCATGGCTATTCGATGAAGTTGTCCCTTCTATCAGGGAAAAAGGTTATTACGGTATAACTGATAGAGGCACTCTTCCTGAATTTATCAAAAGGTACAAAGACAATATCCACATGATTCCATCTAACTATTTCTTTGTTATTTCAGAATTATATGTGAGGCTTTATGCAGAACTTGAAAAAGTCGGCTATGCTATACCAGATAAAGGGGCACATGGTAAAACTATGATGCCTGACGGTTCTGTTGGTAAATTGTTCGCTCGCTTCATGAGAGAGAATAACTCCGAACTGTGGAACCAGCACAAAACATACAAACACCATTTCCCTGACGGAAGGGTTGTTGATGCGCTTATGTATCCTATAGATGCACTTCCGATGTTTATAAGATATGTCAATGAGCGTTGGCTTTATGAAAACGCAGAAAAGTATTTCAAAGAAAGAGATCCACTTGCCTTAGATTACCTTCCTAAACTTTTGGAATCTAAAAAGAAATCGGCTTAATAAATGAAACGGCACATTATACCATCCAATAACGTGCCGTATGTTTTATTTTCACGATCTTTGCCATCGTAGAAGTCCAACCTTGTTATATAAGGTTTGCCCCGATTCATCACGAGCCGGGATTATTTTTTTTTAATACAATTTTCCAATTGGATTATACAATCAACTGATAAAGAATAGAATTTTGCGTATCTTTGTTCTGTGATTTTGGAGTAGAAGCCAAATCTCATAACAAAAGTTTATCCCCGGTTCTTCCGGGGATTTTTTATTTCACTTTTTACAACCAAAGCATACATTCCCTTACCTAACTATTGCCCAATTGTATCCAACCAAATTTCAATAATTATGCAGCTTATCTATTATTTTTCAATAAAACCTATAGGGAGATTTTGGGACATGCCTGTCTTATAATAAAGAATCCGAATATATGTATATGTTCTTTTTAATTATTTTTTAGGGCATTATTTTATATCGGATTTTGCAAAATGCTCTAATATTGTGTGTCAATTTAGCAAGGAGCATACACTGAACCTCAGTCTTTATGTGAGATTGAGGTTTTGTTAAGACAAAAGAGAATTGTTAAATATTTAAATAAACATATGTTAAACCAAATCGTTTGTTTATGAAAAAAGTCTTTTATATTGTGATTGTATTTATTATGGTTTTAATTGGTCTCTTTACTCTTATGTTTGTTTCATTTGATTAAAGCACAAAGTATCTGTCGAATAATTTATAAATGAAGGCAGCCGAATAAGCTGCCTTTCTCCTATCTTTTCATCATCATTATATAGGTGAGTTCTATCAATTCAATTTATCCTCTTGTATCAGACAGCAGAACTCTTTAA